TAAAAACTGATTTAGATGAAGATGGTATAGCCGAGTTACACCGCGTATGCTATGCGGATAATAAAGTGTTAATGACTGAAGAAACTGACTACGTTCCTTTCCACAGCGTTTGCCCTATTCCAGTACCACATAAATTCTTTGGACAATCCCTAGCAGACAGAGCTATTGACTTACAACTAATTAAGTCAACAGTAACTAGACAGATGCTAGATAACCTATACCTTACTAACAACTATAGAGTAGGTGCAGTAGAAGGACAGGTTAATCTTGATGATTTATTAACCTCTACCGCAGGTGGTGTGATTCGCATTAAGAATCCTAATGCGTTAGTACCTATGACAGTGCAATCTAGTGCAGGACAATCATTCCCCATGTTGGAATACCTAGACGGTATCCAAGCTAAACGTACGGGCGTGAGTGACGCACAGCAAGGACTAGACCCTAACCTTTTACAAAACGTAACAGCAACCGCAGTGTCTGCTATGTCTAGTGCTTCACAAGGCAAGCTAGAACTAATTTCTCGTATCTTTGCTGATACAGGTGTTACCAGTTTGTTTAAAGGCATACTTCACCTTGTATGTCAGTACCAACAAAAAGAACGCATTATTAAAGTACACAACAGCTTTGTTCCTATGAATCCTAGAGAGTGGAACACTGAATATAACCTTACTGTTAATGTAGGATTAGGTACTGGTGGTAAACAAGAACAGTTAGCAACTATGCAAATGATTCTTGCTAAACAAGAAGAGGTATTAAAAGGTTATGGTTTAAACAACCCATTAGTTAACCTTAAACAGTACCGAGATACCCTAGCTAAATTTATTAACATGGCTGGCTTTAAAGATGACTCTGCGTTTCTTATGGATATATCTGAAGAGCAAGCTATGCAAATGGCACAACAAGCTGCTCAAGCTCCTAAAGAAGAAGACTCTAATACTAAAGCGGCAGCAATACTAGCTGAAGTAGAAAGAGAAAAAGCTCAAATGAAGATGCAATCTGATATGGCTAAACTAGAACTAGAAAAACAAAAAGCTGAATTAAAAGCTCAAAAAGAAATGTTGCAACTTCAACAAGAACGTATGGAGTTTGAAAAAGAAATGGCTATGAGAGAATTAGAGCTTGCACAAAAAGCGGCTAACGATAACAAGAAAACTGAACTAAATCAGTCTAAAGAACTAATCAATGCTTTAGATAAGATTAATAAAATTGCAGGTATGTAATGACCAAATCAGAAGCTTTTAGAAACCTTTTGCAAAGTCAAGAGCTGAATGACGAAATGCAAGAGATGCAACACGAGCTAACCGAACTAATCATTAACTCTGATTCTGACCAACAAAAAACCCGAGAGGATGCTTACGTCAGGATTAAAGTTATCAACGAAATCATGAACCGTTTTAAATCCATTGCAAAAGACGATGAGATTAAAGACAAAGCATGGAAGATATTATAGGCAATTGCCTTTAATGGGTATCCTCCCCTAGAGGAAATTAAGGAAACACAATGAGTGAAGAAGCCATGACTCCCCAAGAGGGAAGTGGAGAACTAACAATATCAGATGCAACTTCTGCTATAGAAGGTATGTTATCTGCAAGTGAGGACTCCAACGAGCAACCAGAAACTGTAGAGAATACAGAAGTAGAAGAAGTAGAGGAATCAGAAGAAGAGGTTGAAGAAGAAGCTGAAGAAGTTGAAGAGGCTGAAGATGATACTGAAGAAGAAGATGACTCCGAGTATGAGGACGAAGAAGAAGTTGAGGAAGAACAGACTTTCACAGTCAAAGCGGCTGGTGAAGAAAAACAAGTTACCCTTGATGAACTTAAAAAGTCTTATCAACTTGGCTCTGACTATACTAAAAAGACTCAAGAAATAGCTGAACAGCGTAAGGTTATTGAAACCGAAGCTAAAGCTATTATTGAAGCTAGACAAGTTAGGGATGAGTATTCACAGAAATTGCAGGCAGTACAACAATTCTTGGTTGGTAGTAATGACCGACCAGAAGATTTAGCTGCAATGAAAGAGAACGACCCAATAGGATATGCAGTTAAGGTCGCAGAAATGACCGAGAAGAAAGAACAACTACAGCTAGTGCAAGCTGAACAACAACGCATTGCTCAACAGCAACAAGCGGATAGGTCAGCACAAATGCAACGAATTGTAGAACAAGAATCACAAAAACTAGCACAATCCTTGCCAGAGTTTTCAGACAAAGTCAAAGGCGAACAAATCAGAAATGACATTCGTTCTTATGGCAAATCGGTAGGTTTCACAGATGAGGAATTATCCCAAGTCTATGACTCTCGCCAAGTCCTTACTATTCACAAGGCTATGATGTACGACAAATTAGTTAAGTCAAAGCCAGGTATGAAGAAGAAAGTTTCTAATGCACCCAAGATGGTTAAGTCTGGTGCAAAGGTTAAACAATCAGTAGCGGACAGAACAAAAAAACAAATGCAAAGGCTACAGCAAACTGGTTCAGCCAGAGATGCGGCAGCTTTATTTGAAAACTTATTATAACAAGGACATTTAAAAATGGCAGAATTTAGAACGTATACTGCGATAGGTCAACGTGAGGATTTATCCAACACGATTTACAATATCGCTCCAACAGAAACTCCTGTAGTTTCTTCAATTGGTAAAACAAAAGCAACAGCAACTTACCATGAATGGCAAACAGATGACCTAGCAGCAGCTAGTGCAGCTGGCTTAATTGAGGGTGCTGACGCAAGTGGTGCTTCTGATACTCCTACCACTCGCGTAGGTAACAGAACACAAATTCAAGGTAAAACAGTACACATCTCTGGTACTCTTGACGCAGTAGATAAAGCAGGTCGTAAGACAGAAACAGCTTATCAACTAGCTAAAGCAGGACAAGAGCTTAAACGAGATATGGAAAAAACCATTCTTGGTAACGTAGCTCAAAGTAATGGTACTGCTGGTTCAGCAGCTAGACTTCTTGGCTCTATCCAAACATGGCTTGGCACTAACTTTGTTACTATGACAGACGGTGTTGCTCCTGTAGGCTCTAATGGTACAGCTATTAGAACAGAAGGTGCTACTGCTTCTGCATTTACAGAAGCAAAACTTAAAGAATGTGTTAAATCATGTTTTGAAAATGGTGGTAACCCAACTATATTAGTTGTTCCTCCAACACAAAAACAAGTAGTATCAGGCTTTCCTGGTATTGCTGAACAGCGTTATGCTGCACCAACCAGTGGTAAACAAACTACTATTATGGGTGCTGCTGATGTGTACCTATCAGACTTTGGTACTTTATCTGTTGTACCTGACAGATTCATGACTGCTGATACATCACCAGCTGCGGAACAAGCATTAGTGCTTGACCCTAGCATGGCTGCTATTGCTACACTTCGCCCATTCCAGTCTAACCTATTGGCTAAATCTGGTGACAGCGAAAAACATCAAATGCTTGTTGAGTACACTCTTCAAGTATCTAATGAGAAAGCACACGGTATCGTTGCTGACCTCGCAGTTTAATTAAGTTTAGACATTAGTATTGCCCCTTCGGGGGCAGTATTATTAAGGATACATATGGAAACACTGAATAACAAATTAAGAAAAACAGAGATTAGAAAATCTAAAAAACACAACACAGCTAATGGTGCTGTCATAGAAGTAGCACAAGATGTTACAGGCATTATAGAACAGAACAAACAAGAATATAACAACAGTAGTACCACATGGGGTGAGGATGTATTTGACAATAAGATAGCATCCATTCCATTTACTGTCATTGACTCACTTAACCAGAAAGGCATTATGCGTGGATTCCACGTTCTTGATATGCCTAAATTTAAAGCATGGTTAAATGACCCAGACAACCGATTCTTTAGAACAAAACAAGGCAGAGTATAAATGGCTTTCTTTACTGACTACACAACGCTACAAGCAACTATAGCGAATTATTTAGCTCGTAATGACCTGACAGATGTTATCCCTGAATTTATTAGGTTAGCTGAAGAAAGATTAGGCAGAGATTTACGCATTAGAGAAATGCTCAAGGTTGTAAAGACTACAACTACAAGCGGTGATAGCACAGTAGAAATGCCAGCAGACTTTCTTTCTATGAGAGATTTGCATATATCATCTTCCAACCCAATACA